CGCTAAAGTTTTTAGCTGGGCCAGCTTGTAAACCGTTACGCATAATTGAGTTGTCACGGTTTCCACCAAAACCACGTTTCTGAATAGAGTCAAACATACCACCTAAGGTGTTGGCTTGGCTCACACCACTGACGTTATAAAGCGCATCAATGAGTGATTCAGGTTTGCGATCTTCTAGTAGTTTGGTCGAAAGAATATTTACTGTGTTTGGTGTGTCGAATACAGGCACTTCAGCTTTTGATACAACTGATGTCCCTGTAGTTTGATAACCATTTTGTTTAATTCCCGTATCTTGAACGTTAATTTGCTCAAGCGTCTCGGTGTTTGTATCTACGGTTTGCTCAGTTTCTGCAAACGTAGAAATGGAAAAACTGGTTAAAAGTGCGGTTGAAATAAGGCTTAATTTAAAATTCATAATCGCTTCCCAATAGATAATAAAAGAGTTGCAAGTATAGCGAAAACGTTTTCGTTGATCAATGCAAATTATTTTCATTTGCTTATGTGAATTATTCAGAAAATATTCATTCAAATTCAGTAGGGGGATAAAAAGAAAAATCCCAAGCTAAAAAGCTTGGGATTGCAAGATGGTGCACTAGCTGAACCCGAATTTACTCGTATTGTGTTGATTTTAAATGTTTATTTTTCAAAGCTAAAAATCTTGTTACTAAGCTTGTTACTAAAAATCAAATTCACTAAAAATTTATGATAGTTTATGATGCCATAATACCACTAATAAGCCGTGCGTTAAAAATTTTATAGAAAAACTGTTCACCTTGTTCACCAATCCTTAAAACTCTTTATTTATTATATAGTTATATTCTTTTCTATTGTTCACCAACTGTTCACCATTGTTCACCTTTGTTCACCAATCAAAAAAAATATCTCAATACAGATTATTTAATCCTTAGCTGTTCAAAATTTAAGCAATCAAACAATCTTAACTTACCGTATCTAAACGCAACTAAACTATTGAAAAATAAGGTATTTACTTTATATTTTTTGTATATATATTGTTCTATGGGCTTTTTATAAGCCGTCTTAATTAAGATGATTTTAAAAGGATTAACTATGTTTAAAAAACTGTTAGAACTACGCCAACAAAAAGCGGAAAAAGTCGCAGCAATGCGCGCTATGTTAGACAAAGCGGAACAAGAAAACCGCTCATTGACCGAAACCGAAAACATTGATTTTGAAAAGTTGAAAGATTTGGTCAAACAATTGAGCGATGAAATCGCCCGTTATGAAACGGTGGCCGATGAAGAACGTAACATTGCCGACAAAGGCAAGCCGGTAGAAACACGCGGTAAAACCTTCAGCAATGACGAACTACGCCACTACATTAAAACGGGTGAATTACGAAATATTTCCACCACCGGTCAAGAAGATGGCGGTTATACCGTGATTCCACAATTGGATAAAGACGTAATGAAACGCTTAACCGATGATAGCGTGATGCGTCAAATTTGTAACGTGGTCCGCTTGCCGGTTGGTGCGAAAGAATACAAAAAACTTGTTTCCGCCGGTGGTGCAGTAGTGGCCCATGGTGAGGAAGGTCAAGCCCGCAATGGCACCACCACACCGAAACTCCATGAAGTCGCCATTGCTTTAAATCCTATCTATGCCTATCCGAAAACTACTCAAGAAATTTTGGACTTCTCTAGTATTGATGTTTTAGGTTGGTTGACCGATGAAATTACCGAAAGCTTCACCGAAACCGAAGAAACCGACTTAACCGGCGGTGACGGCACGAAGAAATCAAAAGGCTTCTTGTCCTATGAACGTTCTACCGAAGCGGACAAAGTACGCGCCTTTGGTAAGTTACAAAAATTAGAAGTTGCCGGTGCCGACAAAATCACCGCCGATACGCTCATTGATTTGTTCTACACCTTACACAGCAAATACCGTAAAAATGCCGTTTGGGTGATGTCTTCCACCATTGCGGCGGCATTACAAAAACTCAAAAACAAAAACGGCGATTTTATTTGGCGTGATGGTTTAACCGTAGATGCGCCTTCTACCCTTTTAGGTCGTCCGGTTTACTTCCTTGAGACCATGCCGGCAAGTGGTGCCAATAAACCGGTAGTTGCCTTTGGTGACTTCAAACGCGGTTACTTCATTGTAGATCACGAAACCGGCGTAAGAACCCGCCCTGATAACATTACCGAACCGGGCTTCTATAAAGTCCATACCGATAAATATCTTGGTGGTGGCGTGGTAGATAGTAACGCAATCAAGTTCATTGAAGTTACGGCTTAATCGTCAAATTCCAACGGGGGCAATTAAGCCCCCTTTTTGTTAAAAGGGAAAGTATGAATAAAGAATTTGAAATCCGCTCATCCGAAATCACCGCAGACAGCGAGAATAAAAAACTGGTTGGCTATGTGGTGAAGTGGAACAGCCCTTCTGAAGTGCTTTATTGCGATTTTGTAGAACAATTCAGTGCGAATGCGTTTAGTGAAAGTTTAAGCAGCGGTGCCGATGTACGGGCATTATTTGAACACGATCATACCAAACTATTAGGGCGTACCCGTGCGGGAACCTTAAAACTGGAAGAAGACGCAATAGGCTTACGTTTTGAATTAATGCCACCTGATACCACCTTAGGGCGTGATTTGTTGGTAAGTGTTGAACGCGGCGATATTGGCGGGATGTCTTTTGGCTTTTGGGCTAAAGAAGAAACATGGAATTTTGATGTAGAGCCTTGTCAACGCACAGTGGCCAAAGCGGAATTATTTGAAATTACCGTTACCAGCATTCCTGCCTATCCTGAAAGTAGCGTTGAGATTGCCAAACGATCAATGGCAACCGCGAAGGGAAAAACGCAAGGAAAATCCACCGCACTTTTGAAACAGTGGCTTGATGTGGCGGAGGCGTAATATGTGGAACCCGTTCAGACGAAAAGAACAACGCAGCGCACCGATGGCAATTAATGAGCTGCTTTCTTATCTTGGCGTATCAAACACCGGCGCGGGGGAATTTGTCAGCCCAAACACGGCGGAAAGTTTACCGGCGGTGATGAGTGCCGTTACTGTTATTTCTGAAGCAGTGGCCAGTATGCCTTGTTATTTGTATCAGCTTAAAGACGATGGCCGCGAGCGCGTTTATCGTCACCCGGTGGACTATCTCTTAAATGAAATGCCAAACCGTAGCCAAACACCGTATCAATTCAAATATACCATGATGCGTCACTGCCTATTAAACGGTAACGCTTATGCGGTGATTGAATGGAACAGCAAAGGCGAACCAATCAGCCTTACCCCGTATGAACCAAGTGCGGTCAATATCTATCGCAAAGTTGGCGGCGAGTATATCTATCAAATTACCGATTTAGACGGCAATACCAAAAACTATCTTCAAGATGAAATCCTACATTTACGCCATTCATCCCTTGATGGCTTTATGGGTCGTTCGCCAATTACAATTTGCCGTGAAACCGTGGGCTTAGGAATTGCTCAACAGAAACACGGATCGGCAGTGATGAAAAACGGATTAATGGCGAGCGGATTAATTACTACCGCCGAATGGTTGGATGATGCCAAAGCACAAAAAGCGGTAAAAGCCCTTGAACGTTACAAAGGCGCGAAGAATGCCGGGAAAACACCAATCCTTGAAGGCTCAATGGAATATAAACAGTTAGGCATGACGAACCAAGATGCGGAATGGTTAGCAAGCCGTACGTTCACAATTTCCGATATTGCCCGAATCTACAACATTAGCCCGATTTTCCTTCAAGACTATTCCAATAGCAGTTATTCAAACTTTAGTGAAGCCAGTCGAGCCTTTTTATCGCAAACCTTGCGCCCTTGGCTAACCAATTTTGAACAGCAGCTAAAAGATGCCTTGATGATTGATTTAGGTAGCAACAGCAAGAAACGTTACTTAATCGAATTTGATACAAGCGACTTATTGCGCACAAGTCAAAGCGAGCGTTTCAAGAGTTACGATGTGGCAATTAAAGCCGGTGTAATGTGCCCAAATGAAGTCCGCCGCCGTGAAGGTTTACCGCCTTATGAGGGTGGAGAAGAATTTAGCCAAGCATGGAAACAAACCGTAGAAGTGAAACGAGGTGATGAACAAGAACCAGGGGTAAGCAATGGCAATCATGATTAAGGCCGGAAAGTATAACAAGGTGATTAGCCTACAAAAGCAAGTGAACGAACAGAACGACTACGGCGGTATTGTGAGTAAATGGAAAACCGTTGCCAATATCCGGGCGGCGGTTGAACCATTACAAGGTAGAGAGTTCTTCTCCGGTGCGGTGCCATTAAATGAAAATACTGTGCGCATTCGCATACGTTACGGAACTAATGTTGATAACACTATGCGCGTGAAATATGGGAACCGTTCGCTAGAGATAATCAACATTATTGATAGTAAAGAAGCGCACAAAGAACTGCAGCTTATCTGTAAGGAGTTGACCGGCAATGGCGGAAATTAATTTAACGATTGATGAAATCAAAGCGCACTTAAATCTTGATCATGATTTAGATGATGAATTACTGGAAGCCTATAAGGTGGCCACATTGGAAGTATGCCAAAAACATATTGGCAAAACCTTTGGGGAAGAAGAAACGGAAAAGACCATACCTTTTACCCCGGCGATTAAGATTGGTTGCTTAATGTATATCGCCTATCTCTACACGAACCGCGAAGCCGTCACAGACTTAGCCAACCTTAAACCGGCACCTATGACGATTTCCGCATTGTGGGAAGTGTATAGAGAACCGTGCGCTTACTAAGGATTTAGTAACCGATGCCATACCAACCATTAAGACGTTGTAGCTATCCCGGATGTAGAAACAAAGTAAAGTCCGGTAGATGCGAGGAGCACAAGCCAAAAGACAACCGCCCAAACAGTAGCGCACGCGGTTACGACCACAAGTGGAGCAAATACCGCGAACAATACTTAAAGCATCATCCCCTTTGTGTGATGTGCTTAGAGCAAGGCAAATACACACCGGCAACAGTGATAGACCATATCAAGCCGGTAGAGAACGGACAATCCGATCCATTGTTTTGGGTAGCAAGCAATCATCAGCCTTTATGTCGTGATTGTCACAGCTATAAAACACGAGTGATAGACCAACGCGGATTTGGGGCGAAGAAGTGAACCGTTTCGATATCGAAACAATTAAGGGATGTACATATGTACATAGTTGAGTTGTGGTCATATGGTAACAACTGAATGATGGTGATATATCCACAGTTGAAATAATGATTGACCGGGTAGGGGCAATTTCAAAAAGAAAAGATAAATCCTACGTAACCGCCCCCCTATACAAATTTTTACGCAAGGTAATTTTTTTGAAAATAAGGAAATACAATGACAACAAAAAACAAGAAAAAAACGCATAATCCACCGAGTTTTTTAGATCCAATCGCTAAAACGGTATGGAAAGAACGAATTCCGCAACTTCTTGAACGTGGCGATATTGAAGATGCGGACTTAATTCACCTGGAATTATATTGCGTGAATTATTCTCTTTTTCGTGCTGCAGTTGAGGATATTCATAAAAACGGCTTTTCAATAGTAAATAGTCAAGGTACACAATCAAGAAACCCCGCACTGTCAGCGAAAGCAGATGCTGAAAAAGTGATGGTGAAAATGTCCTCGCTTTTAGGCTTTGACCCGGTAAGTCGCAGAAAAAATCCGGTTGAAGTTGAAACTACAGATATGTTTGATCAAGTGCTTACAATGTAGGTGAAAATGGTGATTTGGCATGAGTATGCGGGAAAAGTTCAATCTGGAGAAATAGTAGCTTGTAAAAAAATAAAACAAGCTGTAGCACGCTATTTTAATGATTTAGCAAACCCCGCTTATTTCTTTGATGAAGGTGTGGTAAATAAGTTTTTGGCTTTCTCTAAATTATGCCCACACGTTAAAGGGCATTTGCGCGGTGAACCTATTATTCTTTCTGATTGGCAAGTGTTTCTATTTGCTAACCTATTAGGCTTTAAACGGAAAGATACTGGATTGAGAAAATATCGTTCTGCTTATGTTCAAGTGGCACGAAAAAATGCTAAATCGACAGTAGCGGCAGTACTGGCTAATTGGTTTTTATTGGTAGAAGGTGGGCAACAAGATATTTATACTGCAGCCGTAAGCCGAGATCAGGCGAGAATAGTATTTGATGATGCTCGTCAAATGTGCTTGCTTTCAGCCCCATTGAAAAAACGCCTTAATATTCAGCAACACAAGCTAATAAATCCGAAGAATAACAGCATTATGCGGCCGCTTGCCGCTAAATCTTCAACCATTGAAGGAACAAACCCTAGTTTAGCGATTGTTGATGAATATCACCTACACACAGATAACAGCGTATATAGCGCATTAGAGCTAGGACAAGGCGCACGCCCTGAAGGTTTACTCTTTGCCATTACAACAGCGGGAAGTAACGTTATTTCAGCCTGTAAACAGCATTATGATTATTGCGCTCAAATCCTTGAAGGAAATGAGCAGAATGAAAGCTTGTTCGTATTGATTTTTGAGTTAGACGAAGAAAACGAAATCGACAATCAAGAGAACTGGATAAAAGCAAATCCGAATATAGGTAAATCCATTCCTTACCTTGATTTTGAGAACACAATCAAGAAGGCTAGGGGTATTCCTTCCGAATGGGTAGAAATGCTAACCAAGCGTTTTAATGTATGGTGTCAAGGCTCTACACCGTGGCTAGGTGATGGAAACTGGGCGCAATGCGAACGGCAGTACACGGAAAGCGATTTACTTCATCAAGATTGCTATTTAGGGCTTGATTTATCAAGTACCAACGACTTAACGAGCCTTTGTTATACATTCCCATACGGAAACAAAGTGCGCTTGCTTACAAGACACTACATTCCAGAATTTCAGCTTAACAACGTAGCAAATAAAAACCGCGCAATGTATCGAAACTGGGTGCGCAGTGGTTGGCTAATAGCAACGGAAGGGGATTGTATCGACTACGACAAAATCAGAGACGATATTCTGAAAGATGCTGAACGTTTCAATATCAAAATGACAGGCTTTGATGTATGGAACGCAACTCATTTACGAACACAATTACAAGCGGCTGGGCTTGAAGTAGAGCCATTCCCGCAAACATACCAACGATTTAGCCCAGTGGCGAAAAGTGCGGAAGTTTTAATAAACAGACAAATGATAGAACACAATGGCGATCCAGTACTTGCTTGGGCCTTATCAAATGTAGTTATGGAAACTGATGCGAATGCCAACATAAAACCAAATAAGAAGAAAGCAGCAAACAAAATAGACTCCGCCGTAGCGTTCCTGATGTCTTTCGGAACTTATCAACTTGAATATGGCGATCTGATTTTTGAGTTATCAGAAGAACACAAACAGGCACTAGAAGAATTTAATGGGTTGGATATATGATTAGATGTAAAGAGGCAAAACAGAACTTACTACTAACAGCGGTAAAACACTATAAGAAATCTACCGCACTTTTCACTTTTATTAGCTTGTATGATGACAATGAACCTTATCCAATAGAAGAGGTTATTTATGTTTTAAGGTGTAAGTGTAATGCTGCAAAACGTGAAATAGATAGCAGACAGAATAGCCCTAATATGGAAGTGTTAGAAACAATTTATCATATCGCGCATAAAAATCTTGAAGATATGAAGAAGGCAGAAAGAAGAATTGCGAAAAGAAGATAAAATAAATCCCTACGTTTCACAACGTGGGGATTTTTTACACGTGACTACATCGCACGAACATATTATCAAATTGCTAATTTTTAAAATTTTCCCTAAAAAAAGGCTTTAGGGTACGTACTACAATTTGTAGCGAAGTTATTATAATCTAAGCGTAAAAATAAGAAATAAACGTAGCTTACCGCATTTAAACTTTGATAAAATAGAACAATAAATAATCAAAATATTAAAAGGGGTTAGTATGATTAAATCTGTCTTGGCTGCATTTGATTCCTTTGTGTTTTCTGTTTTAGATTTTTTACTCTTTTTAGCAATATGCCTTTTTGTAATCCTGTTAGGTTACTTTTTGGTGCCAATCTTAAAATTACCTATATTGATCGGTGCAATATTAGCTATTACATATTTTTGTTATCAACTTTATAAATTAAGAGCAGAACAAAAATGTATAGAACAAACGACAAAATTAGCTGAATGGTCTAAACAAGAGTTACAACGCCCAATCATTCAACAACTTTTGAAAAAAAAACAATAAGAAAGTAAATCATTCATTCCCGGAACAATAATTAGTAGTAACAATCGCAATAAAGAAACTATGCTAACTAATATCTCCGTGAGTATAAAATAAGGTCAGATGTGGAAAATAAAGAGTATATACTTAGTTTTTTTGTAATAGATAGTATGGGAAATGAAGTAGATAGCGATACCATCTCTATAAATGCGGTAGATAAAACAGACGCTAGAACGAAAGCTGTAAAATTTCTGCAAAAAAATTATAAAGGCAATAGATGGGAAATTGAATCTATTACAATAGATGAATAACCAAATAAAGCGCATCTAGGCTGATCCCCGAAAGCAAGAAACCTTATCTTGTTGGTGCGCTCCTACCAATAAGGACAAATGCGAAAGGGGCGTTTATGTCGAATCAAAAGTTCTTGCCTAAAAAGGCATATTCAATCACTGATGCGGTAAAATATATCTCATTAAACTACAATATTAATATTTCAGAATACGATTTATTAGAATATATTCAATCAGGTGATTTACAAGCTTCAATTCATCTTGAAGGGCGAATTAATAAGATAGATAGCGTAAATAAACGGGAAATTCCACATAATAAAACGCTAAATATTAGAAATGAAGAAATATTTTTACAATTTAGCCAAAGGGAAACAAAGTCAGAAATAGAACACAACGAAAACTTTGAAATTTACAGAATAAAACTAAATAATATTTATTTTAGTATTGATGTTATATTAAATGATGCCTACTACCTCCCTGACTACTTTTCTAAAAATGATGAAATAAAGCTTTATACCGGAGAACTAGACCGTTTTAGAAATCTTGTTTTTAATGGTTATTTTCCTCTCTCTAAGGAAGTATTCGAACCATACAATACCCTAGAGCTAATAGAGCGTGGTTATATAGAGGAATTCCCTGATATTTATGTAAACACCTTTTCTGGGCTTTATCTTCATTTGCCTATTTACGAAAACAGAACAGAGCTTTATTTAGATGATATTTATATTATTCACGAGGATATGATCTCATTTTTGAAATTATTTTCCGTAATTGATGAAAGTTATGAACAGCAAGAAGAAATTCAGAAACTTAAAAATCAAATTAGTGATAAAAATAAACAAATTGAAGAATTCCAAAAAAAGATAGGGGAAAGCAGTAGAGAAATTTCTGGAAAATCTGAAACTTCTTACTTAAATCTTATACAAGCCTTAAAAGAACTTTGTTTGTCTGAAAATAGCTTTGGCAACCAAGAAGAATTAATAGTTTATATTAGTGAACAATATCAAGGTTATACTGGATTAAGTGAAGCTAATTTACGAGATAAATTCAGCAAAGCAAATAAAATCAAATAACCCTTCAAGAGATCTATATAGATTCGTTTTGGATCTATATAGATTTTGCCACCCTAAAAAATCCTTTCTAATACCTCCCGTTCGAACAACTCAACGGAATAGAACGCTATTCCACATGGTTAAACTAACGTGAGGTATTTTTTATGGAACAATCTCAAATCCAATCACAAAAATTAATTCCTGGTAAAACCGTTTGCCGCATTGTTGGCTTCCAGCGCACAAAACTAAATTGTTTGGTTAAAGAAAAAAAATTTCCACAACCTATTCGGCTTTCTCAAACCTTTGTTCTATGGGATGTAGAAGAAGTAAATCAATGGATTGAAGAGCAAAAAGCCGCACGGGCTTAAGGTGGTGGAATATGGGCGAAATAAGAAAACCAACTCAATTTTTAAAAGTTCTTCATCGCTTAATAAATTCAAGTATTAGCGGAATTGATGGTTACGCAATGGGGATGACTTCCGCACGTAATTATATAAGTGAGCTAGAGCGAGAATATTTAAGCGAAAAATTAAAGCGTACAACAGAAAAGACCTCGGATGGAGCAGGTCAATATTACCGTTATGAAGTTGCAAATGCTAAACAATTAAAAGAAGTGGTTGCAATTTACAAAGCTAAAGGGGGCGAACTTTCAGCGGTTGAAGAAAAGCGAGCCTATTCACGGTTTGAATAGGAAAGAAAAACGCCGCAAGGCTATCCAATGCGGCGTTTAAACCTTCTAAAGGTAATTTTTATCAATACGTTAAGGTCATTTAAAAATATGGAAATAATCACCATGAATTTAAATCATAAACATTTTAATCAATATGAAATATTTTTCAAGCTATTTTTGCTTGAAATCGCTTTACAAACCACAGTTAATTTTGGCATCATGAACAAGCAATCAGAAAAAGTGATTGCCAGCCGTGGAAAGCTGAACTATCTAACTTTGGCGAACGACAGCACGCCACAGAACCGTGCTTTTTTTGTTCGTAACATTCGCACACCAAAAGAATATGCGGATTTTGTTTTACATATAAATCCAATCATTCTCTCAATGGTAGAGCGTAATAAGCCGTCTATGACGGGCTGTCTTCCAAAGTTGGCAGTTTTCCACCTTGTTACGTTCTACCGCCCGACCGTGGAAAGTTTAGCGGTAGTTCCTGAAAATATAACTTTGGAACTTACGCAAATGTATCAATTCATCTTCGCGGCTATTCGCCGTACTGATTTATCAAATCACCTTCAAAAAATCCATATTAACGCTGATAGCGAA